GGTTTGTGGCGGGGGGATGACCGCGGGAGTAGGCGATAACAGTATATTCGATGGTGGCATCTCAAGTGGCAGTGGAGACGGCTGTTGAGGTTCTTCGGTGGCGGCGGGTTCAGGTTCGGGGATCATTTCATTCGGATAAATGTCGGATTGTGTTATTTCTACGTTCTGGTTTTCGGCAGATGGCTGTTCGGACTTCTTGTTCTCTATACAAACAATTAAATTTATCAATTCGTTGGATCGTCTGGCACCGAGAATTTGATTTTTCTGTCCAGTAGGCATTCCAGTCAACGTCGATATCATATCACGCAGTTCCTGTCCGGTTTTACTCTTCAACTCGTTTACTCTCGGTGCATCCGCCTCGGTTGGAACATAATCGCGAGAACATCCCAAAAACGTTTTTTTGACGAGTTTCACGATTGGCTCGCATCTTTGCGTTTTTTCGTTCCAATGTTCTCCATTCGGGCATCGTTTCTGTTTCACTGTTTTATTTTTAGGAAGAGTATCTATTATTTTAGCTGTTGACATCTATCTTATATACTGTAGATACTATTTTTTTGCACAGGTTACCGATAAAAATGTTCACCTGTAGAATTCACGGTGTAGTTTTTCAGTATGGTGTGAATTTTATTCATCATTTTCTTTTTTTCTAAATTATAAACTCTTATGGAATTCATACAATCGTCGAATGTTTTCCACTGAATTTTGCTTATTTCCGATGTATCAAAATCGAATGTTCTCTGAAGACTTTTTTCGAATTCCATACACGCCAAGAAATACTTGTGTTTATACGACTTGTAATTGGATCCTGTGAAAATTTCTTCAAACGGCAACAGGTTATTTATTTTAACGAGGCATCGACTGTCGTAACCGGTCTCTTCGCTGAACTCGCGAATTGCACATTCATAATCCTTCTCTTGATAATTGCGTCTCCCTTTCGGAAACCCCCACTCCGGTTCCGTCCACTTCTCGTAGACATTGCTTTCTTCCAACAATGTTTGTAGGTTATAGAATTCCTGTTTACTGTAGATACCGCAACACAAGGTTTTGAATTTATCATTGGAAACGTTTTCTTCCAATTTATATTGTGTTGAAATTGTATCGTCGCCGCCCCAGATCTCGCTCCACAATTCCGAGAATGTTTTGGTTCTCAACAGTTGCTTTTCATGTTGGGTCATTTGTTTAAACATGTTCATAATGTAGTCCTTGTTGTAAATGGAATATTTACCTCGCATGAAATCGATGAAACCCAGCGTGTTTTTTCTACATATCATTAAATATTCGATTTCCCCGTTATTTATTCGGTACGTAACGATGCCTATACTGGTGATGGGCAATTTACATTGACTATATATGTGTCCTTGTTTTCCACAGTTGTTACAGAATTGTTTGTTGTTATAGTATTCGCCAAAATTATCATTATACATTGTTATGATTTCTATTTGATTGTACATGAAGAATATTCTTTACACCGTTTTTCTTTATTATTATACTTCTGGGGGTGGGGGGTGGGGTGGATGGTGGTGGCGGCGTGGCGTCCATATAACGTATTTTTTTCGTGGCGATAGTGTATATGAACTTCGATCCGGATGTTTGGGGCCCCCATTATTGGTTTTTCTTACACACTGTTGCGGAATCGTATCCGATACATCCGAACGAAGTTACGAAACGTAAATACTACGATTTAATTCATAACATGCCTCTATTTATTCCTGTTGAAGAAATGGGAGATAAATTTAGTAAATTGCTCGACAGGTATCCGGTTTCGCCGTATTTAGATACGCGCGAATCGTTCGTACGATGGGTCCATTTTATCCACAACAAACTGAATGAGTATTTGGGCAAAGAGGAAATCACATTATTACCGGCTTTAGATAAATACAGAGATCAGTATAATCCTAAAATATTTGGGATTATACAAACTGAAAAAATGAGGAAACAGAACATTTACGTGGTTCTCATTTTGATTTGCCTTTTTATAATTTACGTGTTGTTGTAAGTGTCGACGAAATTTCGTACAATATCATGATGGTTTAGTCAATCGGTCTAACCCGAATAAGTGATAACACTGTTCTGAATGGTACTCTGCGATAAACAACTGTTGAAAGTAATCACCTGATCAATGTAACCAAAATAACCTAAGAAACCGTAACCGGAACCAATCGTAGGCATGCATCCAACATTGCTAGGATACACCGTACTCGTAACACTACTGTCTGATGTTCCATTTATGTAGATTGTATACACGTTAGATGTGGAAACCGAAACGGCGACGTTAGTCCAAACATTATGAGATATTGCAGTATTTGAAGTTAAGGAAACGACGTTACCTGTGGTATCTCGCGCAGAAACTACAATCTTTTCACTGGTCGAATTTATAGATACTGTAAATACTATAGTGGAAGAATGTTGAACATACAACATATAAAGTGGTGCATTCCCGCCAGTCGGTGCTGCAGTCGGATACAACCACATTGAAGAGGTAAAACCGGTCGTTGGAAAACTTTTGAAATTTCCGTCACCATAATATGAAGCATTAGTTCCACCGCTTATGGCCTGAATAGAACCACCATTCGGCGAAGGGCAATACCAAGACGCATTTCCGTATTTATACTGTGAAGTTGACAAAACCCCATCTAAACCTCCTACCAAATACCCGTAGCCATTATTATTGGTAGCGTAGTTATAAAAAGTATTGTTCCCCCCTCCTATGTCACCTGTATTAAATTTGTATAATTGAAGCATTAGTGCTTCTAATTGTGCAGTCGTAGACTGGGTCGTAAAACTAACACTACTAGATGGCTGTGACTTGCCGTATGCGTTGATTGAAACGAGAGTAATGACATAAGACGTGATAGCATTCAAAGGTGTCAATGTAAAAGAAGAAGTACCTGTAAAATTTCCCAATAAAGCCCCGTTATTGTAAGCGTTATAGCTAGTTATTCCCTGAGCTACAGGAGGAGCCGTAAAATTTATCGTAGCAGATGTAGTACCTATATTTGTTGCAGTTATACTCGTAGGTGGTGTTGGTAATATATATAATGAAAACGAACCATTTCCGGTTATTGTTGCTTTTCCAGTCAACATATATAAAAACAATATATATTAACAGATAAATAAATAACGCAACTGTATAACGTAAAAAAACCTAAATTATTTTTTTGCTAAATATTGTTTCAACTAAGCATGAATTTTATCGACCCAATATTTTAATGTTATTTTATCATAATTATATTTTTTAGACATAAATTTTCCCAACGTATCAGATAATAATTCCTCGGTGATATCGCTCCAATCATCAACAATAAGGACAGGTAAATCTTTATATAATGGATCTAAAATAGATTTTTTCACAATAACTATGCATCCTAATATTAGAGCTTCCCATGTTCTATGACAATCTAACCCGTTACCGTGTGGAGATATTACAAAACTATACCGACTTTGGTTTATCCATGTTTCTTCTATTGAAACTTTATTTGGTTCGTAATGTACTAGATTTTCTGGTATTTTTTCTATAGCCATTTTTCTAGGATTACCAAATTTTTCATTTAAATTGAAATGAAAATTAGAATAACACTTAGGAATTCTTTCATGAAAAGGTAAAGAAGAAGCGCGTATTTTTTCGTATGACGCCTCTTGTGTAGGAACCGAAATATTTTTCCACAGAGCATCACAATGATAGTTTACACCAATTGGTATAATTGATAACTTTGGGTGAATAGTTTCATCACAATTAATAGAATACCAATGAATTATTTTATCGCTATTGATTAATGTTTCAAATATATCATAAGAGATCAAATCATGTGGAAATGTGTGGTCTCCATCTCCAGTAACCAATACAAATCTGAAATTTATATAATTAAATACATGAACGAAATTATGTAAATGCTCAAATTTTACATAAATAGCGGAACCGTCTTTCCCTTGTCTACAAAACCTTTCCCAATCTATATTTAATACAAATGGATCTATGTATTTTATTACATCATTATCATCACAAGCTTTCATACATCCAATACTGGATATATACTTTGATTTATCTATATCCTCTATTTGTAATGGAAACATTTTACACAATGATATATCTATGTCTCTATATTGTTTCCAATAAGATTATCATCAAAAAATGGTTTTTCCTCTACAGCGGTTTGATACCCGTCTTTTATCAGATCTTGGAATTTCCATTTGTTTTTGGAAAAGAGAGTAGTATACGTTTCTATATTGGTTTTACACGATTGAAAATTTTTATTCCCAAAGAATGGCGTAATTTCTATTATTGGATCGGAAGAGTTCAAATACGGGTATTTGCTAAATCCTCCGTCGAAAGTGTAAATATTCCGGTAAATATTACTTATGCCGCCAGTAATAATTGGAATATGAGAACTTGCAATACATCCGTTCAGCGCGTCTTCCAAGTTCTCGAAGTCGGTAAATATTGCCGTGTTACAGATGGTGGTTATGCCTACATACAATTTATCCAGGTCGAAATCGTTGGTATCATATTTCGACAATATTTTCTCTTTCATCAGGTTCTCTAATTCGTAAATAGAATTCGTTTTCTGTAAATCGTCGTCGATCAAATATTTCTGCAGAGCGGAGACGTCTCCGCGAAAACACATGAAAAGAGACAGCCACGCACCAGCGGATGCACCTGAAAAAACGTAATTATCGAGCTTATAGTTCTCTTTCATATATTTACAGATACCCAACATGTAAAATCCTCGAAACCCACCCGGAGAAATAGTTATTATTTTTCTCTTTTCCGGATAGAACTCATTGTTTTTGTAGATGCGTTTATCTTTACACTTTTGTACATACGAAACGCGCAATGATGTAATGGATGATTTATGATAGTATGCGTTGGTTCTCGACGATAACACAAATAAACATTTACAAATTCTCGAAAAAAACATGTTTACTATAATAACAGATTTTTATTTTCACAGGATAAACTTACCGGGTTTCTCTCTACAGAGAATATAGGAGATATGGTGTCAAGTATAACAAGACGATACAGACGATGATATTTATGTTTTTCTTTACACCATTATGCATTTCAAATGTCCAAAGGGGTATGTCGGCTAAAATACTTCCGAGAAGAATAGTGGATATTATCATACTTGCGTCTGCCAGTAAAATCGTAAACCCAATTTCCTTGCCATAATCCTTGAAAGTGTCGAGAATTTGACTTTTGCCTCTAGGTACAGAATTGAATAAAACAGCGAACAGTAAATCATGAGACATTTGAAAGAGAACCGCAATTATAATGAAAACGAAGATACCCGGGTTTCCCGTAAAAAAAGTGGAGTATATGTAGCGAGCGGCAATCACCCCGATCATGATACTCAACACGTCGGCTATAATTGCCGCCAGACCATATTTTTGATACCATTCTCTCAGTGTTTTGGAGCGAATATATCCAGTAATGGTCATGAGAATAACTACCAAATCGGTAAATAATGCAGCATTGAAAATCGGAAGATAGTCATCCGTGTTAGAGAAATTAGTTACGTATTTCATATACTGTAGAGATATAGAATATTTTTACCGGTTTTCGTTCTCTCTACAGATATTCATATATGACGCCGACAACATCGTCATTCATGCGAAGAGACAGTGCTTTCTTTATCGTCTTTTCTTTCCATATTCTGCGTACTACTAAATAAGCGTCGATATTGTTTTTGTCATACAGATTTGGAACACAAAGATTGAACAACTGTTTTACAGATCTGGAAGAAATAAACTTGCGAAAATCGTCGACATTTTCGGGTTTTAGAAGAATTCGGTGTAGTGTACAGTACGAACCCATCTTATACTGCGTGTAATCCAGTATCATAAATATGATCTCAATATTTTCGTAAGAGAAGGCAACTTTGACCAAGTCATTTTTATGGCTTCTACTGAAGATATTTACGTCCGTATTTTTTATCAATATATGTAATGTATCTGGGCTTTTGCATAAGATTGTGTCTTCGAACAACAGCCACTTATACTCTAGCGGATAATTCGGATAATCAAACTCCGGTATAATAGTTTCAAGTATCTCGGTTCGGTTCATATCTATACACTGTTCGTAAATCGCTTGTTTCACCATAAAATTCAAACAAGAAGTAAGATCTTTCTTTTGTAACGTATACTTCAACATCGCAATATTGTTATTGTTGATGACTTCCCGCCAAAGAAAATTCACGATTTCAATGCTCATTTTGGTTTGGTTGGTTGTTTGATTGATATGTGGTTGTTGTGTAATTGGTCTTGGATGGAAAATATTTCAATTTTCTGTGTAGTCGAACATTTTTTCGCATTACATTTGTATAGTAATGCGAAAAACAAGATCGCGAAGAAGAGGAGGAAAAACCCAGAAAAAAACAAGAGAAAAAACACCGGCAGTAAGATTTACAAGACGTACCATACATCACGACGTGGTTTGTTCACCGATATCTATTCGACACAACACCGATATTGAGAAATGGAGGGAGACCTTAGATAACGGTCGACCGGTGATCCCCCCTAGCGAGATTGAACGAATAGGCATATTCATTTATTTCTTGAAACAGCTTTTTATGGAAGCGCCGGTTCGCGCGCATTTTATGAAGAAATTCAATCCAAACTATAAATACTATTTGTACCGCATCGACTTTCACGATAAAAAAAGAGACGCGAAAATACAAGAAATAACAAACATTTACAACGAACACATCCGTACAAATTGTTCATTTGTGATAGACATAGCCGAAGGTTTAGAAAGCGGCGGTCATTGGACCTCTATCCGATACAGCCAAGGAAAAGCATATTTCATGGACTCGGATCCGCTTTCATACGGCACAGAAGGCAAAGACCTAAACAAACGACTGCACGACTGGACAAAAAACATGAATTTACCACCGGAAATGTACGGCAATAATGTATATAGACAACACAGTATCCAAGCACTCGATACGAGCGATACTTTTTGTCAATCATGGAGCCTTTTGTATTTCACGCTCGCTGAAACTAATCCGCAAATGTTTGCACTGTTGAAATACAAACAAGATGAACGACCGAAAGAAAAATACAGTAATTTTTACAATGAATTCATCAACAATTTTATGACGCTTATTGGTCTTTGGAAACAAATGATGGGCAATGACAGTACTTACGATGCATTGATTGAAAACACACAGTGGAAAAATTGGAACAGTAAATCCGTTTGCGATAGGCTCAATGATGTAGCTGCGCGCGTAACAACCGACATATCGAAAATGTCGATTGAGAAGTTTGACGAAGCCGTGTTTTGTCACACAGACCTGGATGCACCAGAAGAAGAAAGCTTCGACAAAACCAAGTATCTGGAAGAAAATCCGTTATACCCAACACGGACACGGCATACAAAACGGACAAAATGAACCCATAAAATATTTGCAAATGTGTCTTTAGTCGAAGATTTTTTATTGTATATACACTATATAGGATGCGTATTGAAATACTTCTTTTTCTAATCGCCGGTTTTTTGATGGCAAACGTCTACACCGAAGGAAAATATATGAAAATGCTGTATTCTTTAAAAAAATATTACCAAATGGCCGGCATTGCATTCGCCGCACTAATGATTTACATTTTACTGAAGAAAAATCCGATGCGGGCGAAAGAAATCATGAATGCATCCAATGAGTACATAAAATACTTGCCGATCGACAGGAATACTTCGAGTATGATCTCGCCCATTCTGGACTTCACTTCCAAATATACTAGTGGCGGTAGCGTCGGCGGCAACAGTGACCTCGAAGGCAGTGACTACGGAAGACCCATCATCCAGATGTCTCCGGCTTCTTCAAACGAAAGGAGAACGACAAAACGTAGTGTAAGCGAATCGAAGAAAAAATTCGTGGCAAGTCGTCAAGACTGGAAATGCAGTGCCTGTGGAGAAACCTTAACAGCATCATTTGAAGTAGACCACGTGAAACGCCTCGAATTCGGCGGCGACAATCATATCGACAATTTAAGAGCAATGTGTAGGAATTGTCACGGGCAAAAAACAATTATGGAAAACCTGTAATGGAAATCTTCTCTGGCCATAATATAACATGTTACCCAGCATAAGCAAAGACAATATAATGGTTTTAGCCGGTGCTGCCGCATTTATGACAATATTAATTACGGTATTTTTATACGCATCGCAAGATAGCAGTTCCAACATTTCTAAATACTTCGTTTATTCATCTATTGTCATTGTTCCGTTTATTGGCATAGCCTCTTTTATTCTGTTGAATGGTGAAAACGTTTCTTCAACCATTTCTGGTTTCATATACATTCTGTTAGCATTCATAGCAGCGATTATTATGTTATATTTCTACTTAACATTAGATGCGAATGCCATATTGAGTGTTGCATCCATAGCCAATATATTATTGACCTTCATCGTCATTGTAGGATTGGCGATAATTATTTATTATTACACTTCGAATTTGAAAACATCGGCAATTACTTCCAAGACGGCTCGGTTTTACACGTATCTGTTTTTCTACATTCCATGTCTTTTCATTGAACTCGCAAACTACCTAACAAATGAATACAATATGACGACAAAACCGGTCATTATTTTGCTTATCATGGAAATCATCCTAATTTCGTTGTACATATATCTTCCAAATCTCATGAATGCAATATTTACACAAAGCAATGTTATTCTTCTACCTAACGTTGCCTGGTTAGATTTGAAGAAAGAAATCGCAAATACGGATACTCTAATGATGCAGGATAAATATAGTCCATTAGAAACAGTATTTAGAAGAAATTATGCAATATCCATGTGGATCTATTTGAACCCGGAACCTGGAAATTACTATGGATACAATAAAGAAACGAATATATTTAGTTACGGCAATGGAATACCGAAAATAACACACGTCAACGAAAAAACTTTAGACAATAACGAAACAGTAAAAGATAAAGTCTTGGTGTATTTAACAAATAATCCTACAAGCAGCGGTACACCAATCGACATAGGGAAACAAAAATGGGTCAACTTGGTATTTAATTATAATTCGAGCCACGTGGACATTTTCTTAGACGGAAATTTAGAAAAAACGGTGGATATATCAAAGAATATGCCCATATATTCTCCGAGTGATCTAATTACCATTGGCGACGAAAATGGATTATACGGAGCTATTTGTAACGTCGTTTATTACAAAAACCCGTTATCCGAAATAATGATTGTCAATTTATACAATTTAATGATGAATAAAAATCCACCCACAAATAATTTGTAATGAATAATTATATAAATGAATTTCTTTAATCTTTTAGTTCTAATCATTGTCTTACTTCTTTTAGTCTATATTTTGTATTATTATTTCATGGGTTCCATGACTAATATAAGTACAGTACTCGTTCCTTTAACTGGTGCTATTAATCCGTATACGCCAATTAAGGCTCCTACAAATCAGAGATACGCATATGGCGCTTGGGTTTATGTAAATAATCTAAATCCCAACAATAATACGATTATCAGTCGTAATAACAATTTCAGCCTTTACATACAACCAGATGCTCCCCAACTGAATTGTGATTTTAAAATGAAGACAGGACCCATAGAAACCACTGTAATTACAACTAATTTCCCGTTACAGAGATGGTGTTTTATTGTTGTCAGTGTAGACGGCCAATTCGTCGATTACTACTTAAATGGCAAATTGGTGAAATCGGAGAAGAAAAAGGGTATGTTAGCGCCCCCTCCTGATGTCGGAACAGGATTAAGTTTAGGCAATTCTGTCGGCGATGTTTTTAAGAGAATTGGTACTTTCGTTCCG